CACGTTTGTATAAGGGATCTAGAAAGTTTTAAGTTAGTGAGACAAAAACAAAACGTTTCGCGGAAGGCCTTTCTGTATAGTGACAAAATAATTTGTCTACCTAAACATGATTTGTCACCTAATTTGTCTACCCTAAAGTCAATAAAATCAACACTTCTAGACCAAAACGACAAAAAGACACTTTTTACTCTGTACTTTTTTTCTAAAAAATTTTTAAACTTTTTAGATCTCTTATAGTACAGTCTTTGCCTCTCTTTTGCCATAATGTTGACGCAATGCTGCCAGCTTTCCCTCGGTCTCTGAAACTTTTAGTAACAATTTGTCAACTTCATCAGTGATACCAGTATGCTCAGGTATAATTAAACCATGCTCGTTAATACATTCTATCTTGTATAGAGCATCTTCAATGTCTGCCTCGTATTTCTTCAGCATCGTTATAAATAATTTATCGTTCATTTTTCATCTCCTTTTCTAATTGTGGCAAGTTTATGTCAACCGCCTCTTTTTCATCAAACTTTAGCTCATGGTACATGTCTAATCTTTTAAGAAACTTATGTTTCCACATTCTTAGTGCAGCACCTTCAACTTTAAATTCTTGGTAATAAAGATCTGGAGTGCAAATCATTATAACTCCTTGTTTTATTTGGCTATTATGCACATAATCGTGAGCCATGCAATATGCTGCAATTTGCATAAAGTAATCTTCTATCCAATCTTCTCTTTTAGGCCTATTAGCTTGTTTAAAATCTACAACAGTATCCATATTATTATGGACACAAACCAAGTCAGTAGACCCAGCATAAAGCCCAGGATAATACAACGTGACTTCCGAGCCATAAATTTTTTCAACTGGAGCAAGACCCAACTCAATAACTTTTTCGGCCATGGTTTTCGCCTTTTGTCCGACATCTGTAAGATCATCGTAGCCAGTTCCTTGTACATAACATTCGAGGAATTTGTGCATGGAAGTCCCACGTTGACTAGATAAATTTTTGATTCTTTCAGCTTCTTTTTCTCCAACTTTAGCCTTCCATTCTTTTAAAAATTGTTGATCTTTGGTAGCGCCTAATATCGTAGTTACACTTGGAAGTCTAGAACCATTTACATCATAGGTCCGTGTTCCGTGGTCCTCGTGCCGTGTACCAGTGACATAGGTATATTTATTACTCCACGGAATAGGTTTTCCGATACTATGAAACTCGTTCAAATCTTTATCTTCCATCATAGAAATCTATTTATACAGTAATAAACTATCAAAGCAGCAAGGACAAAGCAAAATACATTATATCCAAACATACCAAATCCATACGCAGCATTCATTAAACTTCATTCCCCCAAACATCCCAACCTGGTGTTTTTTGTCTAGCAAATAACTCAATTTTAGGTAAATCCCCACAAAGTTCAACAATTCTATTTCTCGTACAATTAGGTTTTTTACTATGTTCTTTTATCGGCTCATAAATAATTTGATGCACTGCCTTTGAAACTCTTTTAGGCTTACCCACAGTAGCCAACAAACAACATTCTGCGTTAGCTCTAGTCCAATGACCCATGCCCCAAAAAAAACTATTAGCTTTTTTATTTTTTTTAACCCAAGTGAATGCACAAGCTTTGTAGTTAAACCCCCATTTTTCAATAGTTTTTAAACCCTGCACTAGTTTAGGAAAAGTAACCCACATAAAGAGAACACAATTATTTTCAGTTAAATTATTTACGGGTAAATTATATATATCTTCGTCTTTCATGACAGGATATGGACAAACATTACGATCACTGTAGGTTTTATATTTCCAAGGTGGATCAGCATAAATAATATTATATTTTTTGTTAGGAAAAGGTATCATACTGACAACCTTAGATTACCAGAAACAGTTATTCTATAATCATCACTAGTGAAAAATGGAAATACTTGATGCACTTGTTTAGCACTAAACAATATCATTTTACCCTCAAAACTTTTGTCAACATTTAAAACATCGTGGGCTACTTGACCATCGTAAAGAGTATTTACAAAAGCAAATTTAGAGGTATAAATTTTAAGAGAGTTTTCTTCTCCCTCAGCAACCTTTTCAGCAATATCAACAAAATATTTCTCTTCCTCTCTTAAATTGTATGGAATGGTTATAAATATTACAAAAGAAAATAAACCAGAATGGTCATGAGGTGGATTAAACTCATATTTTTTTTGAAAATTACACCAAAAGTTTGAAAGAGTAAGTGGTTTGTTTTCAGTTAAAAAAGATAATTTTTCAGTCTCTACATGTTTGTAACAACCCTCTATTATAAATTTATTAAGAGACTCTGTAATACCTGGTATTTTATATTCTTCTTTTATATGCCCTGCTAATTCTGCATTAGCTTTATCACCTAAATCTTTAGCTTTCCAACACTCTGCCTTCAGCCATTCGTAATCTTCATTGTTTAATTCAAAACCTAGACAATTTCTCCAATCTCTCGTTTTTTTTGATTTTTCCCAATTCGTCATAGTTTCTTTTTTAACTCCTTAAGATATTCTTTTTCTTCTTGTTCTTTCTTTTTAGAGTCTAAATATTTAGGTGCAAACTTAGTAATATTATTTAATGGTGCTGAGTCATGGACGTTACCACTAACAGATATTCTAGTACAATCAGATTTATATGGTGCAACCCAATGTTTCAACCAAGCTGGAAACATAAACATATCATTCTCCTCTGGAAGAAAAGACAAGTAAGTCACACAATCTCTTGGTCCGTTGCCATAGATAAATTGTATACCTCCTGGTCCACAACTCCTACCTTTGTATGCTTCGTTTTCTTTTTTCAATTCTTCTGGTATTTGTAAATAAGTCACAAAAGATAACTTACCATCATGATCGTGTGGTGGATTAAAATCATTTGGTCTTTGATAATTTATCCAAAGAGCAGATAATACATACTCTGGTTTCTTATCATATTTTTTATTTATATATTGTTCAAAAGCTTGATCATATACACCAAGGCATTGTGATAAGTGTGGAATTATTTTAGCTTTTGATTGCTCACTATAACCTGTTTCTTTGTCTAAGATACCAGCTAACTTACTTGTATAGTCTTGTTTGTTACCTTTTGCTTCATGTAATAACATTTTCTTAAATGCATCAGATATTTTCATTCTGACAACACACGGTCCCCAATTAAATATCTGTATGTTTATTTTTTGTTTACTCATTCCATCGACATCCTTTCTTTGTATTCTTGCATATTAATAATTTTGTCATTCATGATTATTTTATCTTTTTCTGAATAATGGTCTATTATTTTTTGTATCTTAGCCATTTTAACGTGGGCATATGGCCATATTAGGCAGCAAACATAATAGGCTTGCCTGCATCTTAAAGTATAAGTCCATCTATCTTTCCAATGCGATTTTACACTTGGCGACCTATTTCTTTTTCTAACTGTGCCGACCTCTAATTTTTCTTTAATCCATCTTAAAATAGACTCATGGGTCATTTCTATGCGCATTGTTATATTCATGGCATTAGTTAGATACCTTTTGCCTCTTCTGCCTTTTCTATTTTCATATCTTCTTTTAAAATCAATGCTGCCTTCACCATCAAAAAGCCCAGCAATATAAGCAACGTCAGTGTCTTTCATGTGTTATTATCCATCTTAAAGTTGAAGTCATTGGGTCAAAACTATCAAATTCTAGTTTAGTGCAGCTTGTCTGTAGGAATATTATCACTAATAATATTACTATTTTCTTCTGTTTCATAATACTCTCCCTCAGAATCACAGTTCCAACACTGAAACACTTTTGTTTGACCTGTGTATATTTTTAATTTAACAAAACCATTACCATTGCAAGTGTTGCATATGAGATGCTTAACCTGAGTTTTTTTTAATTTTACCATTTAATTTTTTAACTTTTTCGTTGGCTATGGCTTCTATTGTTTTGGATATAGATAATTTTGCATCGGGCAATAATACCTTTGATAATGACTCTAAAACACTATATGTTTCTTTGGTTAGAGAAACATTTTTATATTTACTCATGTCTGTCATGCGTTTCCTTTCATTTTTAAACTTATTTTTATAATATTATATAGGATTGTCAATGAAATTTTTACTAACTTTAATAATGTGCAGCTATACTGAGGCGACGTGTTTGCCACCATTTACGCACCCAGAAAAATTCAGAGATGCCTATGATTGTTTATTGAAAGGTTATGACGAAGCTGACAAAAAGATTAAAGAAATAGGCAGAGAAGATGTTAATAAACACCAGATATATATTAGATTTACTTGTTCACCTATGGACAGTGTTTGACAATATGGCATGATTGTGTTATTGAGAATTTATCTTCTCACCATTACCTACTCCATTTTCCCTCTTAGGAGTAGGTGCGTCTACAACTTAGAGTTTAAATTAAGGCGACCATTTCTGATCGCCTTAATTGACAAAAATTTAATTTTAAACCCCATATAATAGTATGAAGAAAAAAAGAATATCTTTAAAATATTTAAAAGAGAACGAAGAAAGATGTCCAGCTTGTAGCGGTTATGGTATTATTGAGGGGTCATTTCTTAATAATGGTTTTGATGCATGTGATGTTTGTTATGGGTTTGGTACAGTAGAAAAAGAAGAAATAAAAAATTAAGGCACAATACAATTTAGTTTTTGCTCTAGTTTTTTAATAACTCTTATGTAAGCGTTAAGCCTTTTAAGAGCTTGTTTACAAAGTAAGTTTTCATGAACATCCCAAGTTTGATCATTTAGAACATCAAGATGAGATGATGCACCTTGTATAAAGCCTAATCTTAACACTTCGTATTGTCTTTTAGTTAGCTTGATAGTTTTCATATTATTTTTCCTTTATTAATGGTTTATAAGTATATACTCCAGACAACTTGTGTCCTTATATTATATACCCCGGAAAATAGTCATCTGACCCAAAATGAACACATGGGTTGGAAATTTTTATTAAAAAAAACACATATGTATATATGAACACTAAATTAAAACTACAAAAAGAGCTACGAGACCTTATAAGAAATGAAGATCGTAATGGTGACTTATTTGATATGACACCACTTATGCGTGAAATTTACCATTGGGGTTATCATAATATTTCTAACAAAGAGCTAAAAAGAATAATTAAGTTATATAAAAAAACTTAAGTAACGCAGCTAATCTAAATATTTATCTTTTTTATGTTTCGGAGTTTCTTGATCCCACATCCAAAGAAGTACAATCGCAGGTAGTAGTAAAAGACTACTCACACATATGGCCTTGAATAGTTCCACGACCATCTTTTAAATACCATCCATTTTTAATGTTATCATCAAATTCTTTATATTCAGCTATTGCTGCCCTGTGATCGTCCCCGAATGCCAAACACTCGTATACGTCCATCGGACGAGACAACTCGTACTTTTCTTGTATTAGAGTCCCGTCGAACAATAGTACTAATATTATTAGTGTCTTTGCCATTAGCCCATCTCCTTACTTCTTGATACCAAAGATCTTTATATTTATTTTTCCTCGTCTTCCAATAAAGATTTGCTATCTGATCTAACTCTTTTTGAGTAATCATTACTTTTTGTCCCCCATTTTATTATTTTTTGCACACTATGTCCTAATAATTTTACATTAACACCATATGGTTTCCATGCTTTACGCATAATATTTAACTCTAAAACAAAATTAGTCCATTGTTTAGGTGTTATACCCTCAACATTTAAAGTAATTTTTTTCATCTTTTTAATCTTTTCATCTCAGAATAAAGTTCTTGTAATTCAAAAACCTTACACTCTGAAATAAAATCTTTCAACTCTTTCCTCATCTCTTTTTGCTCTTCATAAGCCTTTGCTTTATTAGAGTCATGAAGATGAAAATGTTGTTCATTTTGTTGTGTCATGTCACTCCTTTCTTATATCATCTGTTTTAATTAATTTAATATTTAATTTTTTTGCTGCTTCAACTGCTTTAAATGTATATCTAGTTGAAGATATAATCATCATTTCAATATCACAATCTTTATTATCAATCTCATCTAAATCAACAGACCCTTTTAATTCACGAACAACGTCAGGTCCTATCGGACTACTTGAATTTATATAGTGTTTACATTGCACAAATAACTTTTTAATATTATTATCGGCTGCATCTTTAATCGCCCTTATATCTATTCCTCCATCGTAATTAGTTCTTTTTAATACGTTCCAACCTAATCTAGTTATGTATTTCTCACACATTTCTTCAAAACCTGCTGGACTCATTTGTGATATATCTTGATGTGTTTTAAATTCTTCGTCTGTGCAATATAACAATCCATTTAACGATTTTGTTCTGTATTTTATTTGTCTTTGCGTCATATTTTTTTCACCCCAAATAGATTCCTTAACATATGTATAATTATCTGGTAAAAATATGTTGTTAGTTTCAGCTAAAACAAGTTGAGTTTTTGAGGCTTTCATACCATTTGGTAGTTTTCTTATGTGAGCTCTTCTTTCTCCAGAAAATTTTCTACTCTCATTGTAAAATATTTTTTCTCTTTGTTTTTGCTCTTTATTATAATTTGTTTTGTATTTTACTCTAGGAAGATAAATAATTCTTTTAACATCTGATTTGACACCTGTAGGTATTCTATGACCTCTGTAAGTCATAGTTCTATCCCTTTCAATTAAAACTTTCCAATCTCTAATACATGATGCCAGTTTAACATACAGACGATTAAACATGTTTTTTAAATTTTCTGGTTTGTCAAAAATTTGTTTTCTATTAACTAGCCAATATCTAAATTCCTTTTCATTTTTACAATATAGCTCAGAAAGATACCTGTCATTTTCATCGTGTAAAAAGATATGTATAAAGTCTTCTGTTTCAATAAATCGTGCATATCTAAAATTAAAATCATCTTTTAATTCTACACAAGCATTATAAGGTATTAATAAGCCTGTTTCTTGATTCATTGCTTCCTCTAAAATTAAAGAAACTTTATCTTTAACTTCAATATCAAGGTCATAAGTTTCATTATACCTTGTTGCAAAATGTGTGCTTTCTCTGAACTCTTGGAAATGTTCCCATATATTATTTTTATTAAATATTTCACCTTCCTCTAAAAATAAGGGAAAATCTTTATTGCTTAAATGTTTTTGTGCAATTGAAAAAAAATCTGAGTGTTTCCAATAATAGAGACAATCTATTTGTGTTGCATTTTTCAAATCTAAATAATTATCGTCGTGCAACTTAAGACCTTTTTCTGTATAATTATGCATAAAATATAAATCTGTATAAACTTCTATTAAACATTGTACGCTGAATTTTTTATTATCTCTATTAATTCTATTTAAATACATTTTTCTTTTGTTAAACCCATAGATATTTAAAAATTTTTTATTAGTATCTGCTGCGTAATTATCATCATTTAATGCGTTAAATAACATTGTAGTAGTTTCTTGTATGTTTTTACTTTCTCTAAAATAATTGAATAATGAGTCTAAACCATCGGTGGGCATATCTTTATGATTTTCTAAATAAGCCGTCATCATATTTACAAAAGAAACAACTTTTTGCACATAGGTTAAAGAGTAACTAGCTTTTAATAAGTCTCTGTTACTATAATTTTCAATTTTTTTTTGAGCTAAACTTTTAACAAACTGTTTATATGTTAATTTTGTACCTTGATTAGGATCATCATTATGTTTTTTTATTTGACCTCGATGATTGTCAATAAAATCAAAAAGACCGTTCATACTAGCAATATCATCGTATAGATTTTTAGGTAAAGATTTATAAATTTTCAAAGCCACGTTTGAAACTTCATCTTCTATTTTAGAAGTAAAATCTAATATGGATTTTAAATTATTATTACTACCTAAATTTATCTTAAAAACTTTATTTTTATGTGCTTTAGTAAATACAAAGTAAACTGTAAAATTATTTTTATGTTTTAATAATTGCTTAGAAATATCAGAAGTTACATAATAAATTTTATTTTCTGTTCGTAAAATAGGTTCTACTATGTTACTGAACTCTGTCCTATTATTTAAATCATAGGTATATAAAACTTGTGGTCCTTTGCAACTGTCATCACTTTTAATTAATATTCCATTTTTATAAGGTTGTACCATTTCACCGTGTTTAAATATTTTTATATTTTTAACTATTGAATAATCAATATCTTCTTTAGGTGGGACTCCAATGTCACGAACTTCTGAAGGATCTTTCCAATCTACGAAACCTCTTAATATTGCTGTTTTAAAAGCACATGCTTGATGTAAAGTATTGTGATCACCACCTAAATTAAAATTTATTATGTTAGTGTCGGGATTTATACCTGAATAAAATTCATTTAATTTTCTTTGATCAATATTTTTTTCACGAGATATCTCATCTATTGCAGATAATTGCGCAGCAGCATTTAGGCCTCTTGAATCTTTTAATATTTCTCTTACTTCCGACATTAACTCTCCTGTATAACTTTCTTATAGGATATCAAAGGATATCTGTCAATCACTATCTTCTATATTTACCCATCCTTTTTTCGTGTTTATTGGGGCTTTTTTTATGTCTACCTGGTCTTTTTCTAGGTCGTTGACGTGGAGCTGTAACTAAACCAAATTTAGCTTTCTTTGCCATCGCCAAAGTATCCGTCAACTACAGATTGTAATGTTCTCTTTTCTAATCTTGGTATGTAACTTATGCAACCATTTACATGTTGCTCTAAGTCTGCACCACATGTAATGCATCTATAATATTGTCTAGTTAGGCCTACCAACATTGTGTACTCGTTACAAGTTGGGCATATGCCATTAACTATCTCAGTATGAAATCTTATTGTTTTTTCTGTCATATATCCTTTTACTCTTTATCACTTTTCTTTTGAAATGTCTTAATTGTTTTGCGACTGGATTTCTTTTTTTGTTGGACTTTTTCATTTTAGATGAAGTTTCTTGATACTCTTTTCACCCATGTAGATCTCTGTTTCTGCTTCACTACGTATGCATTTGTAAGATATGTTTGGATTAAATTCACGCTCTGCTACACGACGTGCACGTAAACAATCAGCCATTGATTCTTGTATTCTGTGCTCTTTGATCTCTCCGTCCCAAAACATCAGCAGGGCTACCACAGTTTCTATCATTGTCCGTTACCGTTGTATTTCATCTCTCTGTTTGCATCTTTTAATTTTTCAATGTCTACTAATACTTTATCCATTTGCCCTCGTAAGAATTGTATATTGACTTTGTTTAATGCCATTGATTCTATGTGTTTGTTTAACTTATCGGTGGTCTTATAAAGATCTTCGATCATCATAAACTGCTCAGAATCAGCAGGTAATGAACCTAGTTGTCCTCGTGGCCATTTTATTCTAAACTCTGTGTTCTCTACTAATTCTTTTTCCATTAACTGTATTCTAGTGTCCGCAACATTTAATCTTTCAACAATCTGGAAGTAGCCCATGGTGCCGAGTGCTACGATTATAATCAAAGACGCAACCGTCTTCATCGGCATTTGTACTGCCGCTTCTTCAGATATGTTTAAAGGTTTCTTGCTCATCTAGTTGGAATATATCCCGGTTCCATAAAAAAAGCTAGTAGACATAACAAAATCACGAGTATTGCCGTGAAGTAGTAATTCATAACAGCCTCCAATCATTTTTTCTTTTCCTCTATCTCGTAAAAGAAATTGTCAGTGTCTTCGGTTCGCCACTGTTGTGTATCTTCTACGTTCCAATAACTTGTTTGTACTTTCCAGTCAGGTATTTGGTCTTTAACTGTGAAAGATGGTATATCCCAAATTAATCTATTGTTTGGTTGGGCAGCGTAGTTGCCATCATTTAATGCCAATACGTGAGCGCACTTATGTTCGTGCGGGATCTCAGAATGATCAGTATCTAATATATTAGGGTCTGGGTGTGCAAAGTCAACAGTAAATAGATATCTACCGTAGTGCCATTTCTTATCTTTTCCTATGTATTTACCGGACTGTGACTCTAAAATATCCCAAGTAGTAACAGCAGGGTAATAAGAAAAACTATTCCACAGTTGAAGTTCATCAAGTCTTTTGGATGGAACAGCTTCCGGTTGAAAACCACGTTGAATAAAAGCCGATATGGGTAGACGATAAAAGATAGCACCGTTTTCCATGATGGCATGGAATAAGAGTGCTTTACCCGTAATCGCTGTAACACCGAAGATAATACAGTCTTCAACTTCTCCCTTATGTTTTTTAAGATCATATAAAAACTCCCTTCTTATTTGTGCGTATTCTACAGGAATATTTGCATTTAAGTAAGCCATAATTTAACCTCATTTTATTGTACCCCAATTGTCACCAAATTCATAGTCTACCTTTGTAGGCACTTCTAATTCAACTGCAGATTCCATAATATCCTTTATTTTTTCTGCATTATCATTGACCGATATATCAAGTTCATCGTGTACTTGTATATGTGGTGTAATACCCTCTTTGTGTAATTCAATCATTGCTTTTTTAGTCATGTCTGCTGCACTTCCTTGTATCAACCTATTTAAAGCTTTATAGGTATAAGCTCGTCTGATCCCTGGTCCGTGTTCCGCTAACGCTTGTTCATGTGGCAAGGCCTTATGTATACCGTATTGATTAGGCTCCCATAAATCAAATCTACATCTACGTCCTAACCAAGTTCTTATACGACCATTGTTAGCTGCTTTACGCATAACACTATCCATTAAAGTTTTAACAAATGGAACTCTGTTGTGATATTGTTTAAACAAATTTTTAGCCTTATCTTCATTGATACCTAACTCAGCCATTAATTTATTTTTACCCATACCATAAAACAATCCTAAATTTATGGTTTTAGCTTGTGATCTAGGTATCTCTGCCATCTCAGCAACTATTTGATGAAAGTCCGCTTCACCCTCTTTGTAAGCATCTATAACATCGTTCACACCATATAACCCATCGAGTGCAGCATAATGGACTACGAGTCTTGGCTCTTGTTGTGAATAATCAAAACATCCCCACTTACAACCCTGCTCTGGTATAAACAATGACCTTATCATTGGTCCAAGTTCCTTGTTCCTTGCAGGTATTTGCTGTAGATTAGGATTAGCATAACTAAACCTACCGGTTACTGTACCACCTTGATCGGATCTTAGTTGGTTTATTTCAGCATGTATTCGTCCTTTATGTTCATGTTTTAATATGGTATCAATAAATGTTGTGTGAGCTTTATTTATTTCACGAGCTCTTGCAATATGTTGAACAATTGGATGTTCATGGTTTTGTAAAAAATTTTTAGTAAAAGATGGAGCATTTGTTTTTTCAGTTCGGTCAAAAGGTAGGTTTAGTTTTTGAAAAACTTGCGCTATCGATCTCGCAGCCCATATTTGGGTATCTATTCCTGTTTCTTTTTTTACTTTTTGCAAGCATTCTTTTTCTTCTGTTAGTAGTTTGTGTTTTAATTGATTCGCTGCTTCAACGTCTACTCGCACACCTAAAAATCGCATATCGACTAGGCAAGGGAAAAGTTCAGTCTCTAATTCAAAAATAGAAGTTACTTCTTCTGCTAACATTTGTTTTTTCATCTCCTGCCATAACTCTAAAGTTAATTCTGCATCTCTTTCAGCATACTCTCCCACATACATAGCAGGTAGTTTATACATCTCGGACTTTGGATCTATACCCCATTGCTTTGCTGTTTCGAGCAAAACAGTCTCATTTTTGCCCTTTCCTAAGTAATCACGACCCAAACTACCTAAATCATAACGAAAGCGATTCTCGTTGACGAGAGAGCCTGCAATCATGGTATCTACGATGGTGCCATTAATTTTTAGATTTGCTGCACGTATAAAACACACGTCGTACATAGCATTGTGAAATATCTTTGTAGATGGATAGTTTAGAATAGTTCTAAAGTAATCCATTACTTTTTTCTTATCCATATTACCACCACCCTCATGAGCTATAGGATAATATGCTGACCAACCTTCTACTGCTAAAGCTATTCCAACTATCTCTGCTTGACCCGTTACAGAACCTGAACCCATAGTTTTTAAATTTGGGTCTTTGGTTTCTAAGTCAATTGCTATCTCATCGTAACTAGATAGATCTTTGAACTCTTCAGGTGGTAGCCACTCTGTTTGTGGTTTAAATAATATCTTCATCAACTAAAACTTTTTTGATTGCGAGTCCGAACTCTCTTGCGATTTGTGGGACGATTGCGTTTCCAAGGGTCTTAATTCTGTTGGCTCTGTCTTTGTCCAATTCATAGGAAATCCCATTAGGAACTCCACAAAGGTCGGATTCAATTTGCCACCAGGTTTGTTTTGTTTCATCCGTATCATATCCCCAATCACTGATGTTCTTTTTTCTTGACTCTTTGGAAATGTTAAATTCTTGCTGTCGTTCGTTGTTGGACTGTGATACATCTGTTTCTCCTTCTCGATATACAGCATTGCGTCCGACAGTTTCGATCCATACGTTATCCCTGATCCCTTCCTCCTCGACACGAAACCTCCAGACTTTGTTCTCTCTACCAAGTGAGATTGTTCTCCCCCCTCCTCGCAAACTCTTGTTGGTGTTGGATACATCTTCACTGCTGTTGGTAGATCGCACTCTAGCCCTTTGTAACTTCTTCCCGAACTCCCTTTCCAATCTCTTGCTTGTGGTGTTGGATACATTCTCATCGTGTCTGCTAGATTCAGGCTGTGGCTGTCTTTTCCATCCTTCGTCAACCTTCTTCCCTTCTCGTTCAATACCATGTTTGGATGCTCTACCTCTTGTGTGGTTGGTGTTGGGTACATCTTCACTGCTACAGGTAATGGAGTCCCTCCTTGCTTGTATTTCTTTGTTCTTTCCGATGCTGAGTCTTGTGTTGGCGTTGGATACAATTTCTGCTTTGTGGACTTCTCTAAGTAATCCGTTTTCGTTTGAGTGTCCGACGATCCAGACCCTGTACCTTTGGTGCCATGCACCGATGCCTGAAGCTGGAATAAGGAAACATTGGACTTCGAAACCTTCACCTTCCAAGTCGTCTTGCACCTGTCTGAGTACCATGCCGTTTTGGATGTTAATAATTCCTTGCACATTCTCCCCAATAACGAATTCGGGTTTGATCTCCCTAATGAGTCTAAACATTTCTGGCCAGAGATAGCGGTCATCATCAGTTCCTTTTCTTTTCCCTGCAACTGACATAGGTTGACAGGGGAATCCTCCCACAATAACATCTGCTTCGTATCTTTTTCCTTTGACATCTTTTACATCCTCCTCGATTGGTATGTTAGGAAAGTTCTTACGTAGAACCTTCTGACAGTATTTATCTTTTTCAACAAATTTTACTGTCTTAAAAAAATTTGTTGAATCTAAACCTAAAGCAAAACCACCTATGCCTGCAAATAAATCAAGAACTTTAAGTTTTCTTTCCATCTTTCAACTTTTTAATTTCAAGTTCACAGTAGTGTATTACCTTTTCTAAGTCTTGTATACCGTTTTTCTTCTTGTACCTACAAACGTATTTTATAACACAGCCTTGAAAAAATGAGAGATCGTTTTTAGAAATAAATTCATATGGCTGTATATGAAACTTGCGATAATGTGAACCCCCTATTTGTTTGTTTTGTGGAAAAACTTTATCAAAAATATCTTTAGATGTCATAACCCCTTTCTGTTTTTGGATAAATTATATTTAATCTTTTTTTTGCTCTGGTAACACCAACATAAAATAACCTGTGTTCATCATCTGGATCCTCTAGGTATTCATTGTATGCTGCATTACTAAGATCAGTAAATAGTATTACATTATCTCTTTCATTACCTTTTACTCCATGTATTGTTGAAATTTTAATTCTTGGATCTTTAGATAAATCTTCGCCTTTTAGTATTAATTTTTTAATTTTTCTTATTTCATTATCCCCTAAGTCATCAAATGCCTTATCCCATTCTTCATCTGTTTTGAGACCATAATTATTTTTTAATTTATCTATATCATAAAATTTTTCTTTCGATATAGATTTAAATGCTTTAAGATCAATATTTTTATTCATCTTGTTTATAATTTTTTTTATATCAGTATAATGTAAGGGTACTCCATTTCTTAATTTATTCCAATTTTCTATTAGTAAATAAATATTTTGAACTCTAGGTGTTGAGTTTCTTCTTTGAAAATAAAAGTCATTTTGCTCTAAGTAGTAAGCAACTTTTTCAGTTAATAAATTAGTTCTTGTTAAAATTAACCATTCACCTTTTGTTAAATTAATTTTTTCAATATCCCATTCTTTTTTAACTTCACCTAAATCTTCTTTAGGTATCCAATTTTTTTCAACTCTGTTTTTAACTTTTTTAATAATTTGATTAGCTATCTCATATATTTTTTTTGGAACCCTGTAAGATTGTTTTAATATAATTCTTTCTCCTTCTAAATTTATAAAAGTTTCAGGGTCAGCACCGTTCCATTTATATATAGCCTGATCATCATCCCCTGCTATTCTAGAGTTTTTAGAACTTTGTTCTAATTTTTTAACTATATCCCATTGAATTAAACTTAAATCTTGTGCCTCATCAATAAAAATAACTTCAAACTTTGGACTCTCACCTTTTTCTAAAAATTTTTCTAGCATGTCTATATAATCTATTAATCCTTTATTTTTTTTATAATTGTACAACTCTCGATTGATGATGTCCAATTTATCGTAAGTTATATTATAATACTTATTTTTATTATTACTTGAATTGTACAACTTAAAAGGACAAATTCTTTTATTACGTGCAAGTGATATTAATGATATGTAAGGGTCTTTTGAGTGTAGTATACCCTCATGATCATAGTCATGTCTAACCCCTTCGAACTCTATTTGTAAGTCTCTTCCTAAATCTTTGTAATCTTTTTCTTGCATTACGTTTTCTTTTTTTAAACCTAACATATTAAAACAAAAAGAATGTAAAGTTCTAAAATAAGGTAAATCTTTTTCACTTAAACCAAACTTATCCATGGCTCTACTCTTACCTTCTTGTGCTGCATTTCTTGAAAATGTAAAGTAACCAATTTTAGTTGAATCAACATTTTTTAAAAAATGTTCTAATTCGTTCATTAAGTAAAATGTTTTACCTGTGCCTGGTGGTCCATATATTATCTTTCTCATTAGTAATTGTCCTTATTAAATGTTTTATCTTTATAAGTTTGTGGTTTTTTATCAAATCTTGCTACAACAAAAACAGATAGTTTAGTCTTGCCTACTCTTTTTGTAAAACAGTTTAGATTATCTTTTAACATTTGTGAAGTTCTTTGGTATGGAACCTTCCAATGCCTTCTGGTTAAATATTGATGAAAAAAATTGTCGAATACAAAATAATGAAAACCATCCTTTGTATAAGTTCCTCCATTTTTTAAATCTTCATAGTCATCTTTCCTTACTCTATTTAGACAATAATCTTCTAAATAATTTTTTAAGATATCTCTTGTGCCTGTT